CTTCATTTTCTACTCCACCTTGGTCTCTTAATGCTCTATCAATAGAGAATGAACCTCCATAAACTTTTACTTCTGCTGTCTTCATTTTCTTTTTTGCAAATGTATCATCATACTTTCCATTAATATTTCTAAACCCAGTTTGTGATTCATCTGTTAAATATACATAAGATGTTGACCAACCTGCCCCACCTGCTATTGGGTTAGCTATCATTGAAAATGGTATATTTTGAAATAGATAATCTCCTCTTGTAAATTCATCAACTACACCTTTTTCTAAATCTGTTAATTGCCCTTTTCTTACTTCTTCTAATGTTATAACTGCCATATTTTACCTCCTAAAATTTATTATCTTTATATATTGCACCTAAAGCACTACCTAATGTTACTTTGGTTTCAGTAGGACCTCCATTTGGATTAGCTGGTGTTGTCCCTACTGGTGCTGGTGGTGTTTTGTCTTCTACTTTAAATAGATAGTCACTTGTCTTTTTAAGTTCTTCTATTTGCTCAGTTAAACCTATAACTTTATCATTATCCATTTTTATATTTTCCATTTTTAACAATGCTTTTACAGCTAAATTATTTCTAGCTCCTGCAGTTGTTAAAGCAAGTTCCAAAGCATTATCTAATTTTACCTTTGCTAATGTTTCTTGATATTCTTTCTCACTAGCTTTATTTTTTTCTTGTAATTCTGTAATTTGTTTTTTTAATTCCTCATTACTAGAATTGTTCTTTTGTAACTCAGATAATTGTTTATCTCTTTCAGTCAAATCTGCTTTCAACTTATTCTTTTCTTCTACAACTTCATTAAATATACTTTGTGGGATCATATTCCCATATTTTTCCATTAACTTTGTTGCTTGTTCTTCAGTTAGTCCTAACTTAATTAATTCATCTTTATTCATTTATTTGCTCCTTTCATTTTTAACATTGTATGTCAACAATTTAGCTCTTATTCTTTTACATGTGTAATACTAAAAACACGAATTATCTTTTGTAATCATTAAAATTATTTGAAGATAATCACTCTCCTTTGCAATAAAAAAAGCATCTAGATTTAACTAATTGCTTTAAATACTTTTATATTATTTATTTTTAAAAACTAAAAGAGAGGATAAAACCTCTCTAATCTATAATTTGTGCATCTAAATTTTTATTATAAATTATCAGCATATTTTTAAGTTTAAATTTTTCATTATCATCTAAATAAAAATCATAATTTCCTTTTCCAGAAAGTCTCACTTTTGGATACTCATATTCTAACATTTTTTTTAAGAAAAATATATCTTCTTTTGTTAATGTAATAGAATGGCTTTCAAAAACTTCTCCTCTACCTATTACTTCTTGAACACCAGAAAAACTATTAAAATTAAATTCTCTTCTTTCTCCATTTGCCATTAATATAGCTCTATCAAAAAATATCCAATCGTCTCCCTTATAATTTAAACTTAATACTAACTCTGTTGGATATTTATTAACATTTCCATAAGTAAATCCCGAAATAGAAATCTGGTTATAATCTATTTTTTCAATTTTAGATTTTATTTTTTGAACTACTGGAATATCATTTGAATAGAATGCTGTAATATTTTCAAAATCATCATACTCACTATAAGTATTTTTTATTATTTCATTAAATTTAGCCTCAATTTTTTTTAATTTTTCAATTTGTTTTTCTTTTTCAATTCGCTCTTTTTCTTTCTCTTCTATTTTTTCAATAGCTTCTTGCTTTATTCTTTCAAAATCTTTCAATCTACTTGAATTTGGATATCTTGTCTTGTAATTATCAATAGCATTTACAGTTTTTTCATAATCATTATAATTATAAAGTGTCATTATCTGTTTAATTTCTTCTCTCTCCTCTTTACTCTCACAAGCAAGCAATAAAAATGTAGATAATAAAATAACTAATATCTTTTTCATTTTCTCTCCTCCTAAAATAATATAATACTATTTGTACTATATATGTTAGAGCTTGTCAAGAGATAAGACAAAATAAAAGATATTCTCGTATTGTTAAAGTAATATTTCATTCTTTTCTTCAAAAATTTTTATCTATCATATTTTCAACATTTTAAAAATTTTGTATATAAAATATATTTATAATTTTTGATATATTAAAATAAATATTATAAATTTAATAAAAAAATATAAAAATGTACTTACATTGTATTTATTTTATAAACAAATATTAATAAATAAAAAATATTTTAATTTAAAAATAAAAAGATAGGTACACTTACAAAAGATGTTAGTCAATAGTTCTTCAATTATTTTATAAGTAGGTATTTCTTTCAGTTCTATAATTTTACCTCTGAAAAATAAAAGAGAGCTTTTAACTCTCTTAAATTAAATAAGTCTTTCTCCTCTTTGAACAGATTTATATATATCAGAATCCTTATCATAAAAATCATCATAAAAAAGTCCTTTCATTACAAAATCTGGATTTTCTAAAACTTCTTTTGCTTTTTCAATAGCTTCTTCTGTAGGTTTTTGAATCTCTCCTGTAGAAAGTATTTTATAGACTCTAAGATCTGCAAGCGGTCTTAATTCAATAGCTCTATTTTCAATATCTATATCAGCACCCATACCGTCTTCCAATTCTACAAAGACAAAACCGTGCCAACCAAAAAGAGCTTTTTTAAATTTAGAATATTTCAACAATTTTTTCATCCTCCAATCTAAATAATTTTATATTTTTATCCTTTAATATTTTTATTATATTTTCTTTTGGTAAATCCTTAGTAAAACAAATTTCATTAACATCATCTAAAGTTATATCTCCGTGATATTGTAATTCTACGTATCTAAAGAATCCATTTTCTTTTTTAATCTCTTTAGTTAAAGAGATAGCATCATCACTTTCTGATAAACTCTTTAAAGATTCATAATATTTCTTTAAATTATATTTATCAATACCCAATGATAAATTTTTATTAAAATCTCCAGGCACAACCGCTTTAGTAACTCCAGCTAAAAGGCTGTCATCTAAAGTATAAGTTATTCTATCTTTTATTTTATCTTTATTAAAATTTATTATTATATCTCCATATTGTGATGTTCCGTGTCTTTTTGAGAAAAATTCTATATCTTTAAGAAAATCTTTACTTGATAAATAACCATATTTTTCAGAAGAAACAAAAGACTCTTTATCTAAATTATGCCCAAATAAATTCTTACTAGCTATCATACGAGCATTTGTATTGGGAACTCCATTACTAGTACCAGTTTCAAAAAGATTCATAAATTTATTTTTTTTAACTAAATTATCTATACTTGTACTTTGAATTCTCATCAAAAAAGCACTATTTTCTTCAACATTTTTTATTTTTTTTCTTATTAAGTTTTGTTCTTCTTCTGTTAATACTTTATCTATTACTTCACTCTTCCATCTTTTAGAATGTTCATTAAATTTTTCTAAAGTCAAAGGTGTTTTTACTACTTCTGATTTTTCCATTCTACTACTTTTATTATTTTTTTCAAAGCTTTTTTTCTCTCTTTCCCTTATTTCTTGTTTTTTCTTTTCTAAGGTTTCTCTATCAACAATAGGAACAGTTACAGACCTGCAAAATGGATGCATAAAAGGACAATTTACTCCTATTTGCCTATCTTTTAAATCAAACACTTTTCCATTTAATGCTCTACATATTTTAGAAGTTCTATCATCAATAGTGGCTATAAATCTATACTTCGTTATTCCCATTTCTTTATAAACTTGTTCTTTTGCATTTTCTAAAGCTCCTGTTGTTTCAGTTTCTATTATTCTTCTTGCCTCATAGTATCCAACATTCATATCCTTAGATAATTTCTCTGACATTCTTTTGAAATCGTGACTTTGACTTATTCCTACTGTTATATTTTTCATAACTCTTCTAGCTAAACCTGTTCTATTTTTCCACACTCTATCAGAGTAATTTTCACTATTCCATTTTTGATTAACTATTCTTTCAATTAACTTTGGATCAAATTTTGCTAAACTATTTCCTATAATTGCCGATGTATTTTTACTTACATAGTCAACCACTCCTATTAAATGATTTTTAATTACTTCTGTACTTTTTATTCCAGCTTTTCCTAAAGCATAATTGATACCAGTTAAAAGTTCTTGCTTTCTACTCACTCTTGTTCTTCCAGCCATTATATCTAATTCTTTTTTTAATGCTCTAGCTTCTTTTGTATCTATTCCTAATCTTTCAATTTCCTTAACATAACCTTTAATTGTATATCTAAATTTAGCTTTTTCTGTAATATTTAACATTCTTTGTAGGTCAGCAGCATCAAATTCATTTTTTGTTGCATATCTTTCAATAAAAAAAGCTAGGTCAGTTTCTAATTCTTTCCTAGCTTCTCTATATATAGCTTTTAACTGCCCTAATTTTTTTTCAGACATCTTATGGACTTCATTTTCTTGTTTAGTAAATCTTTTTATGAAATAGTCATTGCTCTTTTGGCTCATCATTATCAACTTCTTTATCTAGTCCATCATAACTATCTTTTAAACTTTCTTCTTTTTTCATTCTTTCAATTTCAACTAAAGGGTCATCTACAAAGGTAGCTAATTTTAATCTTGTTTCTGTTGATACTAAATTTTCTAAATTTCTTTGTACTTGGCTTTCTTCTAAAATATTTCTTGGAGTATCTAAAGTAAAGTTAAAATTCATAGTTAAAGGGTCTAACCAGCTTCCTTCACTTGTTTGTGAATAGAAATCGAATAATTTATATAAAGATTCTTTAAAATAGTGGATAGTCTTTTTACAGTTATTATTTAAAGGTGCCAATAAGAAATGAATACCTAAATTTGTTAGTTGACCATAACCATCTCTATTCTTTTGTGAATCATAAGATTGAGCAAACTTAAATATATTATCCACTTCTTTATCTATAGCTTCTAATGTTCCTGCTATATTTATTTGCTTTGTAATAAAATCTACATCTGCATCTTTTTCTTGTAATGATATGGCTCCAACTTGAATCATTCCGTCAATCATTTCCTGTGTTGGAGAACAACCTTTAAATTTTATATATGCCATTCTAAATTGTTCTAATTCAGATGCTAAATCAGAATACATTTTATCTACTACTTCAATTATATTTCTAGCTCTATATGTTTCTGATATTTCTTCTTTATTATTTTTAAATTTAAATAAAGGAACATCATTAAACAAATGATTTACATTACTTTTACTTCCGTTAAATTCAGATATAGGAGTTAATGAAGATTCTTTTTTTTGATAATAATATCTTTTTTGCTTATCATAAGCTTCAACAATTTCTATATCATCTCCATTTTCATTTTTAGCAGGTATTACTCTAAATGCAAAATCTTTATTGTATTCATCAAAGTAGCAATTCCAAGGGTCTACTTCTATGAAGTCAAATTTACTTTTATCATCTATATAAGCTAGGCAACAACCATATCCAAATACTGCTGCTTGTACTCCAAGTTCAACTATAACTCTATCAAATGCAGTGTATCTTCTAAATCTTAATAATTCATCACTTTTATCATTGTCAGTATCTAAGCTTATTGAAATAGGATTTCCTAAAAAATGTCCTACCTTAGTATTTATAATTACTCCAACATAATCATGATTTATTTTATTATTAATTTTTTGAGCTCTTGGTAAAATTCTTTCAAATATAGTTACTTTTTTTGTTTTATATCTTTCCCAATCTTTATTGAAATTTGAATTTCTTGAACTCTGTTCTTCTAACATTTTTTTTATTCTTTTCTCAATATCTATCATAAAGTTACTCCTCTTAAAATTCCAATTCCTGTTCCTATACTCATCTTCTCAGCAATACCTGTTAAAGCATCTGGACCATCATCATGCTTATTTTTACCTTCTTTTTGATAAGAAATAATATCCTTTGCAAATTCTGGCCATTTATTTTTCCAGTCAACAGGCATATAGATATTTGCATTAACCCAAGCACTATTTGATAATATTCTTGCAATCTTATTTCCAGATTGATGGAACCATTTAACAACTGTTTTATAATTCCCTTTATCTCTTGTAATTCTTTCAATGTTTCTTGCAAATGCTCTACCACCATTATTGCTTTCTATATCTGCAACATTCACATTAAATTTTTTATATGCTTCTGCAACAAGTGGCTCAGTTATTTCCATAGCTTCTTTGGTATAGATAACATCTAATATATAGGCACTATCTTTGCAATCTGCATAAATGATATTACATAAAAAATCTTCTCCAGTATCAGCTGTATCACAATAAGCAGATATTTTAACAATCTTTTCTTTTGGTAAATCTACATAAGTTTTAAATTCACCATACAATCTACCCTTAATGTCTATTGGCTCTTGTTGATAGTTAGCTGAAGCTATTTCTGGTCCCATAGCTTTAGCTTTTGATAAATATGATTTATAGCTCAATATTTCATCACAAAGCATAGTACCTTTATCATCTTGAACAGCTTTCATTTTAATATGTTTAATTTTTTTGCCTTCTGCTTTATAATGTTCAATAGCTCTACCAGCTAAATCACCACTAACCCAACGAGTCATTATAATTATTATTTTTCCACCTTCTTCAAGTCTTGAAAGCAT